TATGGTAATTTTGGCGGCTATTTTTGGTGGAATATCAGGTTTACTTGGCACATTGATAAGTATAAGTGAAAGTGACTTACCCACTGGACCCGTTATCGTTATAATTATAAGTATAATTGTAGTTATCAGTATTTTATTCTCAAATAAAAGAGGTATTATTTTTAAAATTATAAGAAATCAAAAAAGAAAAAAAGAATTTAGAAAAAAACTTGAAAATAAAAAAATGAAATTAAAAAGTTTAGAAGTAAATAATTTGGAAAGGGGAAAATAAATCATGGTTTTTTCAGTAGAAATACAATTAATTGCAATAATGGTAGCAAGTGCTTGCTCTATCTTAGGGACATTTCTAGTTTTAAAAAGTATGTCAATGGTTTCAGATGCAATTACACATACTATTTTACTTGGAATTGTAATAGCATTTTTTGCAGTTCACGATTTGAACTCTCCCCTATTAATTGTTGGTGCAGGAATAGTTGGTGTTTTGACTGTTTATCTTGTAGAACTTCTTAACTCTACAAGACTTGTAAAGGAAGATTCTGCAATTGGAGTGGTTTTTCCATTATTATTCAGCATTGCTGTAATTTTAATCTCAAAATATGCTGGAAATGTGCATTTAGATCTGGATTCAGTATTGCTTGGTGAGCTGGCATTTGCACCGTTTAATCGAGTACAAATATTTGGTTTTAGTATTCCAAAGGGAATTATTACTACTCTAATTGTATTTTTAGTAAATTTATCATTTATCACTATATTTTTTAAGGAACTAAAAATTTCAGTATTCGATAAGGCTTTGGCACTAACGCTTGGAATGAAGCCGATACTGATTCACTACATGCTAATGTCACTTGTATCAATGACAGCCGTGGCTTCCTTTGAAGCTGTTGGATCAATACTGGTTGTTGCATTTATGATAGGGCCTCCTATTACAGCATACTTATTAACTGACAAACTCAAAGTTATGGTTGGATTAAGTATTTTGCTAGGAGCATTGTCAAGCATCACAGGCTTTCATTTGGCAAGGTTCTTTGATGTTTCAATTGCTGGAAGCATCGCAGTAATAATAGGAGTAATTTTTCTTTTAACATTAATTTTTTCTCCTAAAAAAGGTCTAATTTTTACAATTAATCGTAAAAGAAGCCAAAAAATGATTTTTTCAGTTAGAATTCTTTTAATCCATTTGTCTAATCACGCTAATACTAAACATGAAAAAGATGAATGTGGAACTGAAACGATTGATAACCATCTTCGCTGGAATAAAAGTTTTTTAAATAAAGTTATTGAAAAGGCAAAAAAGGAAAAATATATTTATGTGGATAATGATGTTTTCAAGGTTTCTGACAAGGGAAAGAAATACCTGCTAAATGCCTGACATTATTGCTTGTTTAAAATAAATTAATTATTAGATTGTTTTTTGTAAATTTCAAGAAACAATCTTTTTTTATTAGATTACAATATATACTCGAACCCATTCAAAATTGAACTATTAAAAATCATATAAACTTAAGGTTTGAATAAAATGGTCACGGCTTTTGAGTTCAGGTTCAAATAAATTTTACTATTTTTACGAGATTATTTATTTTAAAAAATTTCCTATACTGCAACTTTTATTTTTACAGGTCTAAAATACTTTATTTCAGTTATTATACTATCTTCTATTTAAATGGAACTTAGTAATTAGATAAATAAAAATTCCGCCAATTTCTTATAAATTCAAAAAATTTATGATATATATGATTAAAATAAGATAAATAAATTTTTTTTATCGTAATTAATGGTATAAAAAATCAAAAAATTCGGAAAAAATGGGGAATTGTGGAATTATATATTTTTTTTATGAAACTTGAAAAACACAAAATATTGTGTTATCATTATGTTATGAAAACAATATATAGTGTTTTAGACTAAAAAAGTCTGAATTAATTAGATATATTTAGAGGGATAAGGGAAAATTGATGGTTTGCAGAAAAATAAAAAAGTATGAAAGTAAAAACAAGGGAGGAATAAAAATGCAACCACAATTAACAGAGAATTTGAGAAATATAATAGCAGGAATAGTGAATGTTGAAAGCAATGATACGTGCAATGAAAACGCCAATATGTCTTCAATGACGCCAGCAGGGCAAATGATGAAGTTTGCAAGTGAAGTATCAAAAATTTACGCCTTGGAAAATTTAGTTTCACCAAGATTCAAGGAAGCTCACGAAAAGGGGCTTATTCATATTCACGATTTGGATTTTTATTCCAGCAAGACTACAACTTGCCTGCAATATGACTTGGCAGATATGTTTGAAAACGGTTTTTATACTAAGCACGGATATATTCGGGAAGCACAAAGCATTTCCACTTATGCAACGCTTGCTACCATTATTTTTCAGACAAATCAGAATGAACAGCACGGAGGACAGGCAATACCAGCATTTGACTTCTATATGGCAAAAGGTGTGCTAAAATCGTTTAGACGTCACTTGAAAAGAAGAATTTTGAGCTTTGTAGAAATAAAAAATGGAGTGGAAATTACACAAGAATATGAAAAAAATGCTAAAGAGTTCTTGAAAAAAAATGTTTCTTCAATTAAATGCAATGAAAATGAAATAAAATTACTGGAAGAATACTTTAAAATAAGTAGAGATGATTTAATTAAATTGCTAGTTGAGGCTTATGATGATACTCAAAATGAAACTTATCAGGCAATGGAAGGATTTTTGCACAATTTGAACACAATGCACTCTCGTGGCGGAAATCAAGTTGTGTTTTCTTCAATAAATTATGGAACTGATACTTCAGAAGAAGGCAGAATGGTCATCCGTGAATTATTAAAGGCTACATCAAGTGGGCTTGGTAAAAATGAAACTCCTATTTTTCCAATACAAATTTTTAAAGTAAAGGAAGGGCTTAATTATTCTGACAATGATTACGATTTAGCCAGAAGCGACTTTGATGGAATTTTAGAAACTGTAAAAAAACAAAAAATTTCTTATGATGATAATTCAGAAAATAAAAAATCACTTTTTGAAACACCAAATTTTGACTTGTTATTATTGTCTTGTGAAACTTCAAGCAGAAGATTATTTCCAAACTTTGTATTTCTGGATTCTGAATTTAACAGACACGAAAAATGGAGAATGGATGATCTAGAAAGATACAAATATGAAATTGCAACAATGGGTTGCCGAACACGTGTATTTGAAAATGTAAATGGTGAAAAAAGCAGTCTTGGACGTGGTAATTTGTCCTTTACAAGTATTAATTTCCCTAGAATTGCAATTTTAACTAGAAAAAATGTGGAAAAAGAAATTGCAGAAATGGAAAAGAATGGAAAATTTGCGAATGAAGAAGAAAAAAATAATAAAAAAATTGAACTTTTGACAGAAGAGTTTCAAAAAAGAGTGCTGGAAGCAACATATTTAGTTGGAGATCAGCTTTATGAACGTTACAATTTCCAAAGAACAGCTTTGGCAAAACAATTTCCATTTATGAGAAGCAATAATTTATGGAAAGGACTTGGCGAAAAGGATGGAAATGATGAAGTTGGAGATGCGATAAATACAGGTTCTCTTTCAATTGGTTTTGTTGGAGGGGCAAATGCGATGTATGCTTTGTTTGATGCGGAACATGGAACAAGTGAAGTTGCTTATAATGTGCTTTATGATACGATTGAAAAAATGGGGAAAGTTGCAGATGAATTTAGAGATAAGTATCATTTGAACTATTCAATTTTGGCAACTCCGGCAGAAAGTTTGGCAGGAAGATTTTTACGTATTGACAGGGATGAATTTGGTGTAATCAAGAATGTGACAGATAGAGATTATTATGTAAATTCATTTCACATTGATGTAAAAAAGGAAATTAGCCTTTTTGATAAAATTAGAAAGGAAGCTCCATTTCATAAATTGACAAGAGGTGGACATATTACCTACGTGGAATTAGATGGGGAAGCACGAAAAAATATAGGTGTCATGTTAAAAATTGTAAAGGTTATGAAGGATTCTGGAATTGGTTACGGTTCAATAAACCATCCAGTTGACAGATGCAGAGATTGTGGAACAGAAGCAATAATTTATGATAAATGCCCAATTTGCGGAAGTCATAATATTTCTAGAATTAGAAGAATAACAGGTTATCTAACAGGAGATTTAGACAGCTGGAACAGCGCTAAGCAAGCTGAAGAACATGACAGGGTAAAACATGGTATAAAATAAATATATTATATAATAGCGAGGTAATTTAAAGTGAATAAACTAAAGACAGAAAAAGAAAAAATTTTAGAAAAAAAATTTTCAAAAACTCCAAAAAATGATTTTACATTGAAAATCTTAACAACTTACAAGGAAACAATCGTTGATGGTGTCGGTCTTCGTTATTCACTTTACTTTGCTGGCTGTTCTCATGCCTGCCCTGGCTGCCATAATGAATATTCATGGAATCCAAATCACGGAAATACTTTAACTTATGAAATTTTAGAAAAAATTGCCAAGGAAATAAACGAAAATACTCTTCTTGATGGAATTACAATAACTGGTGGCGATCCTCTCTTTAATCCAATAGATATGTTAAAAGTTCTGAAATTTTTGAAGGAAAATACAGGAAAGAATATATGGCTTTATACAGGTTATACGATTGAACAGATTCGCTGTGATGAATTGCGGAAAAAATGCCTTGAATATGTGGATGTGCTAGTTGATGGACGGTTTGTAAAGGAACTTTATGACCCAAAAATAAAATTTAGGGGAAGCAGTAATCAGAGAATTATAAAAAAGGAAGATTTTTTTATTAAATAGATTTTTTTATTAATTTTATAAATATAAATTTTGAATTGATAAATAAATCTATTTTTTTAATATAAAATTTCATAAAAAAACAATGCATTTCATATTTACATATCAAAAGAAAAATTAATGTAAAAATATATAGAAAAAACTTAAAAATAATGATAAAATATTTATGTAGAATTATGTTTTATAAAAAAAATTTAATATATAGAGGTGAAAAGTGAAGGAAAAAATTATTATTATCGATTTTGGTTCACAATATAGCCAGCTAATTGCCAGAAGAATTAGGGAAATGGAAGTTTATTGCGAAATTGTGCCTTTAATTGATATCGAGAAAATAAAAAGCGGGAAAGAAAAGGTAAAAGGGATTATATTTTCTGGAGGGCCTGCTTCAGTTTACGAAAAAGATGCTCCAACTGTAAATCCTGAAGTATTTAACCTAAATCTTCCTATTTTGGGAATCTGTTACGGAATGCAGCTAATTACGCATTTAAATGGCGGAAAAGTTGAAAAGGCTGATTCGAGGGAATTTGGAAAAGCTGTCTTGGAAGTGGGAAATAATGATAATCCATTATTTACAGGAGTTAAAAAATCTTCTAACATCTGGATGAGCCACAATGACCACATCACAGAATTGCCAAAAGGGTTTGAAGTAATTGCAAAAACAGATTCTTCAATTGCAGCAATTACAAATAACAATGGAGTTTATGCATTGCAATTCCATCCAGAAGTAGTTCATTCTGAATGTGGAACTCAAATTTTGGAAAATTTTGTATTTAACATTTGTAAATGTGAAAAAAATTGGAAAATTTCAAGTTTTATTGCTGAAAAGACAAAATTTATAAAGGAAACTGTTGGAGATGAACACGTGCTTCTTGCACTTTCTGGAGGTGTAGATTCATCAGTTGCCGCAGTTCTTATTAACAATGCAATTGGACATCAGCTTACTTGCATGTTTGTAGATACTGGACTTTTGAGAAAAGATGAAGGAAAAAAAGTATTAGAATACTACAAGGAACATTTTGACTTGAATATTGTATTTGTTGATGCAAAAGACAGATTTCTAAATAAATTAAAAGGTGTAGATGAACCTGAAGCTAAAAGAAAAATTATTGGAAATGAATTTATTGAAGTATTTAACGAAGAAATTAGAAAACTTAAAGGTCAAGAAGGTGCAAAATTTTTGGCACAGGGAACAATTTACCCAGATGTTATTGAATCTCAGTCTATAAAAGGACCTTCCCACACAATAAAATCTCACCACAATGTTGGAGGATTGCCAGAAGACTTGCAATTTGAGTTATTGGAACCTTTGAAGGAATTATTTAAGGATGAAGTTAGAAAAGTAGGACACGAACTTGGACTTCCTGACACAATTATAAAAAGACATCCATTCCCAGGTCCAGGACTTGGAATCCGTGTAATTGGAGAAGTAACGCCTGACAAAGTAAAAATTCTTCAGGAAGCTGATGACATTTTCATTACTGAATTGATGGAAAAAGGGCTTTATGATAAAGTAGATCAAGCATTTGTAACATTGTTACCTGTAAAAACTGTCGGAGTAATGGGAGATCAAAGAACTTATGAATTTGTAGCCGCTATTCGTTCAGTAAATACAATCGACTTTATGACAGCCACTTGGTCAAAATTGCCTTATGAATTTTTGGAAGAAGTGTCAAACAAGATTATAAACAAAGTAAATGGAATCAATAGAATTGTGTATGATATTTCTTCTAAGCCACCTGGAACAATTGAGTGGGAATAATCAATAAAATTAATTTTAATGTGTTATTTATTTACTTTGACAATATCAATAAAATATAAAAGTACTAAAAAGGTACTAAAATTCAAAAAGAGGCATATTCCAGCCTCTTTTGTTATTATCATATTTAGTTGCTATTTTTCTCCATTTCTCTATAATCACCCAAAGTACTTGCCATTACGTTTTGCACAATTTCATTATCTTTAGATAATATTGTTTCTATTAAATTGCTTCTATATTTATTTAAAATATTTAACATTTCAATATTTCCTGTCATTTTTAATCCTGTTTCCAGTACTCCTAGTTCCCATTCTATATATTTTTTAGCATCATTTCCAAATTCCTTTTTTATTTCACTTACTAAAAAATGTCTATAATTTTTTTTTGCAAAATTGTTCTTTTGTTTTATTTTTCTCATTTCCTCTCCTTTCACAAGACTATTATACAACATGTTTTATATTTTACCAATAACTTTTTTATAAAATATAGATAAGGTATTTTAATGATGTAAGAGATTTAAAATTTTCGTATTTTTTTACCACTTTATTTTAAAAATATTGTAACTTTTTTATTCCAAATAAAGATAACCATTCCTGGCTATCCTTCATTTGTTATTTCTGCTATTATCTTGTGCATATTCTTTTTAGTCTTATCCATAACAGCACTCACTCTTCTTATCGCTATTCTATAATCCATAAGCTCCCGTGCCTCTTTTAAGTTTGACAATATTGATATTATTCCGTCTTTCGACTTCTCAAGCTCTACAATAAACTGCTTATTAATTTCTGAAAACGTGTCGAATTCCATTAAATTATGATATTCTTTCTGAAATTTTAATATTTTATCATCATAAAGATTATCCATTTCACTTTCTATAGAATCCCAATTTTTATCAATACTGTTTGTATTAATTATATCTATCGCTTCATTCTTTATACAAAGACACATTTGACTTCCTTTAGTATTAAGCATTATCCCAAGTGCCTCTCCTGTTATTTTTTCCGTTCTTAATCTACTTTCTAACCTGTTAAGAACTTCTATAAGTTTTTCATTCCCTGCTATAAGAACTGCCCGCCCTGCTTCAGCATGTTGTAATTCACTGATTATTTTTTCATAGCTGTTTTTAATATCATTTATTACCAAGTCAAAAATTTTCTTCACAAAATATAAAAATATCCCACATATAACCACTAAAGCACCTAAATCACTAATTTCTTTAAAATACATTCCTGTTCTCCTATGCTGTTATAATATGCTTTTATTTCCTGCTTTTTCCTCATCAAAAATTTGTTGCAGTATAACTTTTAAATCAAATGTCTTTCTAGCCTCCTTTAAAACTTCTGACAACACTTCTTCGCCAATTTCTTCTGCGAAGTCAGGAATCCATTTTCTATCAATTGATTTTTCTTTTTCCAACAGATCTTCTAACTTATCCCAAAAACCTTCATACACTTGCTTAAACTTTTCTGCTCCAACTTTTCCTTTTGCAACTATTTCTGTTTTATAGATTAAAGTCTTTCCCAATTCTAAAATTTTACCTGTCAAATATATTTTTGCTGCTAATTTATCCATTATTATCATCTCCTATTTTTACTATTTTAATTCAATGTGTGGGTAATCTTTGAATTTTCTCCAATCTCCACCCCACTCAATATTTATTTTCATCTCATCCGCAACCTTTTTTAAATGTTCCGCAACCTCTTTATATTTTTTATTGTTATCCCAATCAATGTTTCCTGGAATTGATGGATCGTAAATTGCAAAGTCGACAGCGTGCCCATATCCATCACTTTTAGCCTGATGATTTGACTTATGCGTATACCCATCGCAATTTGTTACAATTTTGCCAGGTTTTGTCCGTCCTTGACTATATAACTCTTTTTGATACTCTGCCGTTCTTAATCCTTGTACTATCATGAAATCGTGGGGACTGCCAGATATCGCCCTCTTAAACAATTCTGAAAGTTTCGGATGAACTCCTTCTAGTCTTTTTAAACTTAATTTGCTTAATACATACATCTACATCACTTCCTTTATTTCTTCAACATTTAATATTATGTTATCTTTTTCAAATTTTATTCCAACAACTTTATATTTTTTACCGTCCAATTCTATTTCTGTGCATATCAATTTTTCTATATTCATTCAAATCGCTTCCTTTTCTTTTATTAATTCCATATTTTTTAAATACTTAAATAGTTTAGATGGATTGAACTGATAACCAACCCTATCTTTTAACGATTTACCTTTATAAGTCAACGTAAATTGTAAAGCATAATCCATTGCATTTAAACAAAACTCACTGCAAAAATATCGATTATCGTCCTGCACCTTGTCAGCATAGAAAAATTGCCCTAAAATTCCTAAATAATCGTAGCCCTTGCCTTGAGCTGTTCTAAAAAATTCAATCACATCTTTGGGATCGATATTTTTATCAAGCTCATAAATTTCCATATTTTTCTGATACTCAAACTTCCTTGTCCTAACTCCTCCGGGATTAGATAAAAAAACTTGACCATTGTAAATAAATTCAACATGTGAATATTTTCCAAGAGTCCACAAGGCTATCAAATGCCCTATCAGTCTCTTGGGCTTGTGGAAACATATATATAGCTTGTCTTTTTCTAACTGCATAGAAACCTCCTATCCTTGCTTTATTTCACTTTCAAACAGTTTATTGTATTCTGCTTCGGCGTCAAATGTTTTCAGATCCTCAACTGTCTTGTTTTCCAAACTGCGCGACAATGTTGTCTCGGCAACCATCGAAACAGTTGTGTGCTTTCTCATTATCTCGCTCATTTCAATAAATCTCTGAACGCTTACATTTACATACTTTTCGGATCCGTCCTCGGTATAGAACTTCCAGTTACTGTACTCTACATTCATCAAATTAGCCATAACTTGAGTGAAGTCCAGTTTTGTACCTTTGGCTATTTTGCCCATTAATCCAAGAATGAATTTTAAAACTAAGCTGAATAAAATCTTAGTTATATTGGACTGGTCTATTGTCCTGTTATGCTGTAAATACTTTGTTCCTTTAACTTCAAACTCAAAAGGTTTTTTCTCCCTTTCGAGTCTTAATTCGTAAAGCTCCTGTTTCAATTTTTCAATCTTCTCTTCCTTCTTATACTTGATCTGATTATCTTCGATATACTCAAACTCAGATAATTCAACTGCCTTGATTTTTCCGTTTTCTATCAATTCATTTCCAGCTAAAGTATATTTTCCAGCCTTGTACAACTCTTCTCTTGTAGCTTCTCTTAAATTTCCATTTTCGAGAACTGGATTTTGATATTCCAATTCATTCCAAATGTGTTTTTTTGAATCCCAGTCTGGATAAAATAAATTCGGCTCTTTTTTGAAATCTTCCAGATTGGTAACAATAGGTCTCGCTATTATCTCAAGACTTTTTTTATCATAAATCACAATATTCATTTTTTATTTTCCTTTCTATTATTTTGCTAAGAAACTAACATTGAAATACAAGTATCCTGATAGTTTAATATTTGACATCAGAATTACGCGACCATCAACTTCAACATTAAAAACACAAGCCTGTCCTACACTTGTGTTTCCTGAGAAACTTGTCTTGCTTCGGGGTCTGAAACCGTCTGGAAGTGTTAAAATTAAACTTCCGTTAGTTCTGCCATTTAATTTTTGGTTATCATCTATGTTCAAGAATACCACTCCTGCCTTTTTATATAGAGTTGCAGAGGTAAATCCAGCAATCTGATTCGCGTTTAAAACGCCCGGTATAACTTCGTATAGATCTTCTAATTTGTCTGAAAGCGGTTTGTTAGAAATCGCCCTGAATTTTGACACATCATTATATGTTAAATTTGTGTCCGCGATACATTCGTAGTAATGTTTCGTTACACTGTCATAGTAGAACCTGCCTCTAGTTTTATTGCCGACGTCCTGTATATTACCTCCGTACTCTATTCCGATTATTTCTGCTAACCTCTTTCCCTCTAGAGCTGTATTTGAAGCAGTTCCTAACGCCACTATTCCAGCTTTATTTTCTTCGGCAAGATCTGTGTATTTTACTCTGTTTTCCAGTTCATCATTTATTATTTTATTATCTTCAACAAAATCAATTCTTTTCGGATATTCGCTCCCTATCCATTGATTTAGTCCTAAACTTGTTTTTTTCTGTGCTGGCATTTTTTACCTCCTACTCTTTGTATTTCTCTATATCATCCCAATTTAAATTTAGTAAATCCCAAGTGTCCCAAGTTTTATCATATCTATCAAATTCGTCCCATGTCATATAACTGTAAACTATTTTATATCCTAAATGAGCAGGCTTATTTAACTCTATAAAATTAATAAAATTATTTAAATTAGGAGGTATTCCATAAATACTTGTAAATTTTATAATAAAGTAATATTCATTAAATTCTTCTGTTACTTCAATTTCTCCATTTGTAAATATTCTAGCCTGTTCTTTTAAGTTGTCCGGGGAAAATATTCGTTTGGATAATAAACGAAATAAAATTCTCTCCCGTCTGTCTTGTAGGCTCAACCCTAAATTTGCTTCTAGATTCATAAATTTCTCATATTTCAGGATTTGTTCCTCGTTAAAAAAGTTTAAAAAAATAAATTCCCTGTATTTTTCAATATTATTTTTTATCTTTTGAGATTCTAGTATTAAACTTTTTATTAAATCGACCTGTAAATTGTTTCTGGCAACTTCGGAAATTACTTTTATTTTACTGTTCATTGACAACAACTCCAGTCACTATTAATATTTCATTGCTATCTACAGCTATATTTTTGCTATCGTTATTTATCAGAACTTTGCAGTCTTCAACTCCATCAATAGATAAAACTATCTTCTCAACTCTGTTAATTGATAAAATATCTTGTTTATTTAAAGTATACAGTGCGGTGTTGTCTTTGATCATCTACTTTATTTTCGAACTGATTAAATCAGATACAACATTTAACTTTACTCCTGGACTTAAAATAATACTTACGGATATAGCAATATTCTTGCCATCAAAACTTGTTACTGTAACATCGGCTCCGATTGGTCTGCCATCAATTTGTTCTATCCTTCTTTTTACCTTTTGTATTAAATCGTTATCAGCTAAGGTATTGTTATAATTTGAAATTCTGACTCTTACTGTTCCGTTTCCATTCCACAGTGGTTCAACTAATACTTTACCTACTCCGTCCACTTCTTTTGCCCATTTTTCATAGTCATAAATATTACCGCTATGTGCTGGTTTTAATATCCTTTCTTTTGCTCTTGATATTAAACTGTCATTAGGCTCTTTTTCATAGCCGTTCGTGAAAGCTTTTTTATTAGTTACTGTAAAGATGTCAGCATTAGCTATTTCAAAATTTACTATCTCACCAATAGCACAATTTCCAACCTCCCCAATTTGCAAACATTCTACCTCAGCGATTGCTTTCCCATTGAATGCTATAGTTGTATCATAAAGTAGTTTATACTTTGTGCTATCTGTTTTTAATACTATTGATCCTGCGGATATTGTAGTGTCAGCTTTTCCAGTTATTAATATTTCTCCTCTTGCTTTAGTTCCTTGCTTTCTGGTCACTCCAAAAAGCATCGCATGATAATCTATAAACTCGTCTTCTGTCGCCGTATCAATAAAAGTTTGGTTGACCCAGTATTCTAGTGACTTATATATACTTTCAGCTTCTATCCCATAAGCACTTGCTATATCAAAATTAAAAGTTCCCTCTATTTTGGAAAAATTATTTTCCAGATTAGACAGAAAATTATTTCTAGCTTCTATTTTATTCAATATACTTCACCTCGCTCTCTCCATAAACAGTAGATACATTAAAAGATACTCTTAAATGGTTGTCATCACTGTTGTACTTTAATTCAAAATTATAACAGTCCAAAATGTATGGATTGACCAACAGGCAGTCTTTAATTTCTGAAATAATTAAAGCATTTTTTATACTTTCTTGATAAACCGTACCAATATGTACATCCAAATCATTTCCATAACTATCCGAATGTATTTCGTAAAAATTTCTTTTAGTTTTAAGTGCTTTAAATATCCATACCTTGAGTGCCTCATTTCCAGTCAATTCAACAAGTCTATCGCCATTTTTCAATGGTTCTGATGTATCAAAATCAATTGCATACTCTGTGAAAAGGGGTAATTCCTCTTTTTCTTGTTTTTGATTCTGTTTTAAAAACAGCGTTTCAAAGTCCATAATCATACCCCTTCTATCGCGTTGCTTGGCATTTTTACTATTTTACTGACTACCACATAGTGTACGCCTAATATCAGTACCAGTACCTCGTCTCCGACTTTTAAAGTATCCTCAAACCATATATCCTTGTGACTTTTATATGCCCCCGAACCTTTAACCGTTGAATGCCCGTGAGTATGCGGAGCGGGTCCGTTAGCGGTTTCTGTCTGAGTAGATGCATCAATAGTTATCTCGTCAATCACACCGTCTATCTTATAAAGTCTGTGGTAATTCGGTAATAAAAAATTAGAGCAGTATATCTGCTCCGAAGGTACTTCCACATTATCAAATTTTATTTTCAGTTCAGGCGGTGGACTAGTGACACTAGCTCTTATAAAATTGTTGGATTGCTGTTGCACTCCGTTATCAATCATATCGTTAAGTATTTCAAACATGCTCATTATTTAGCACCTACCTTTTTCTTACTTTTCTCATTTTTCTTGCTTTTCTCACCTTTCTTGTTTTTCTTACTCTTTTTACTTTGTGATTTTTTTGATTTTGGTTTTTCTTCAAATTCGGATTTATCCATCACATTTTCAAAAGTTAATTCTATATCACAATAATACATATCATTTTCCCAAGTATGCGTATCATTTTTTACTAAAAAACTGCCAACAAGGTTTGTATGTGGTTCGTGTATCCCTATTGAATAACCGCTTTGTATCAAAACATTACCAAGACAAGTGATATTTCCTGTTTTTTCAACACTTTTCAACATCTCTTTAGCGTTACTGATATTATCCCTATCTTTGTCATACTGCATTACTTTTTGAAATAATCCGTATTTTTCCTTGTCTTCTTTATTTTCTACTTTATCTACTATTTGTTGTTTTTCTTTTTCAGTTTTATAAATAACAATTTGATTCACCATTTGTTCAATATCTTCACCATATTTAGAACTTTTTATATCTTGCTCAGAATTTAACATAACATCTGCCAAACTTCCTTGTTCCACAACTTCTATTTTTCCATCATTACTAACAATAGAATATATTTTTTTATCTTTTCTATGCTGAATCGTATAAGCGTTCAAAATTATTTGATACCCACTCTTATTAACTGCTGGATAAGTGCAATCCACTTTGTCTTCAGGTATATTCCCAACTTCCAACTTTAACTCTCCACAAATTTCTTTTAATATTTGTGATGGCTTTTTCTTATTAAAGTTTTTCACAAAATAATTTTTATTAAGATATATGGAGTTATCAAAACAATTAAAAGTCCTAATTTTACTATCTCCAACAACTTCAACAGAAAAAACTTTACCAATAAATAATTTATCAGCATCAACATAGAATTCCACTTTATCTCCTAAATTAGCAATTTGATTATCATCTAAATATTTTACTTCTAATGTTCGTGATGTTCCATTTATTCCACCCTTCCAAGTAATTCTTTCAAATTTTTTTATGTGTTCTTTATCATTAATCACAATCTTTAACATTTCCAAACTTCCTTTTTAAACTTTAATCAAGCTATCAATTTTTTCTTTTATTTTATTTTTTAATCCACTCTTTAAATTTTCAAATCTCTCTTCCAGTTGATACTCTTTAATTGGCGAAGTCTTCCCAGTATATCGCTCATAAAGTTCATTAACATCATCAATCAATCTTGTCTGTTTCCTAGCTTCTATCAAATCAATTGTAATATCAATATCTCCTGTTCTCTCTATTATTTCATATTCCAACTGTTCAATATAACATTTAAAATAAATGCTATAATTAGCACTTACCAAAGTTAAAACTTCTTTATTATCTTTATATTTCTCCAATTTTTTTATACCACTCATCGGCGAGTGAGGATTTAGTAAAAAATTAAAAAATTTAGATTTTTTAGCAGGTAAAAATGTAGAAAAATTGACTTTTTTTATGTTTTTTTCTCCTATTAATGCTACTTCTCCAACATCTAATATCTTTACAACTTCACTGTTTTGACTGCTCGTAATTTTGAAATCCGACGGGGGGATCACAAAAATAAACGGTTCTGTATCGTGCAATAACATAAATATTGATCTCATATTGAAACTCCTTTCTTAATTATTGCGATGCTTGAATTTGAGCTTGTAAATTTGACATCATAGTGTTATATGTATTCTGACTAACATTCTGTGCTATCTGTCTAGCTATACCCTCAATTTTTGCTGTGTCATTTATTGTTATATTTGACAATTGTGCAGCTATTTGTGCATTAGCCTGATGATTTATAACTTGTTCTATTGATACTGGTTGTGGTATTGGCGGTTGCATTGTGCTCAAACTAGTATTCAAAAGACTTGGCAAACTATTTAATGGACTTAATCCAGAACTGATAGCATTAGTTATAGCGCTCGGATCAAATGGTTGCAAGGGATTATTATTTTGTTGTTTAGATACAAGTTGTGAAATTGCACTTGTTAATTGTGCTGTCTTATCTTGCTGAGTAAGTGCTAAATTTTGCTGTGGTGCTATCCTTGCTTTGACCGCATTTATATCAAGCACAACCTTCTGCAAAGCTTCATATGACCTTCTGTCATATTCTTTTTGTCTTGCAATTCTCGATGCTTCTTCTTTTTGTGCTTCTGCCATCGAAGGCACTTTAACATCAGAATACCCCATATAACGGAACTTTCCATCGCTAGAATTATAACCAAATTGACTTGCTCCAGGAGTAAAAGCTCTAGCTATAGCTTCTTGTTTTTCTTTTTCTTTTTTTGGGTCTTTCGGTTCTATTAAACCTTTTATTATTTCCGGCGTATAATATCCAATAGCTCCACCAATTGCAGCACCTACTGCTGTTCCTACTGGTCCACCAATTGCTGTTCCTAATTGAGCTCCCCAAATTGCACCTTTAGCTCCTATAATTCCTCGCATTCCTATTTCTGCACCTTTTGTTAATTGTTCAGCTTGCCCTTTTAATTTTTCAGGATCTAATGCCCCGCTTTTTTGCCATTCTTCAACTCTTTTCATAAAGTCTTCCATCCACCTGGTCGCTATTGGGGCGAATGCTTCTCCTAACGATATTTTCAAATCATCTATCGCCGATTTAAATTGTGCTATTTTGTTAGCCGTTGTATTGCTCATATCATCAGCAAATTTATCCGTTGCACCACTAGAATTTCTTACAGCATTAGCAACTTTGTTATAGTTTTCTTCTGTTGTTCCCATAATAGAAGCCAGTATTTTCATACCTTCTCCACCAGCAATCATTGTTAAATATCTATTTCTTTCTTCCTGTGTAAGACCTGC